ATCCTAGAGATTGAGCAAACGACCATCGAGATCCGAGAACAGATACTGGCCGCGTCGTCTTAGTCAAACTCAACGCGAGCCGGGGGAGGGGTCGCCTCTCACGCAAACGACCCCTCCTTTTAACTCGCAGGGGGTTTTATGAAACAGGTTCGCAAGTCTTTCCCACACGTCTGCGCCTGGCCCAGTCGCCAAGAGATTTGGTGCGTACCAGGCGTTGGCTTCGCCGCAAGATCTGAGAGGGACATCTTCAAATCACTAGATGATATCCTGAAATTCTACTCGGTTATGTATTCATTTTCTCAGGCTTCAAGACAGGAAAAGAAAGAATCCATCGCAAGCTAGGGGGTTGAATGGACGAAGAAAATTTCGCATTTGAGGCACTTGTAATTGCAGCGCTAGGGCTGTCGATTTTACTATTCATTATGTCCGGGTGCGCCCCTGTAGCGAAAAGCGAACCGAAGGAAACCAAAGCAGTAATCAGTGCGCTCCCAGGGTGTAATGAAATCGAGAACCCAATCCCTTATCCAAGCCCTAAGATGAATTGTTTCTCAGAAGATTTTCCGAACGATTCCGAATAATTACTAATAATCAGCGCGATATTCCATAATATTGAAAGAATCGTGCCAAATGATATCTAAATGTATCCATAAAGCATACGTCTGGACACTTTAAAGTATACAAATCAGTACACTGTAACTTTAGGTAACGGAACGCCGAATCGTCACCCAACCCTTTAACTTAACAAAAACGCCCACCGGAAGACGGCGAGAGTTAATATTAAGTTAAACAGTTAAGAAGACTTTACATATTACAAATTGCAATTCATGATTCGACCTAAGCGCGAAGGCGCCCGGAGAAGTCCAATGAAAGTGAATTGCGCATATGACAAACTCGTTCCTCTTCACGAGCTAAAGCAACACCCGAAGAACCGAAACAAGCATAACAAAGAGCAGATTCAGCGCCTCGCCAAAATCCTAGAACACCAGGGATGGCGCTCGCCGATTAAAGTCTCGAACCAAAGCGGGAAGATCACCTCTGGCCACGGCCGACTCATGGCCGCGCTTCACCTTGGCTGGATTGAAGCGCCCGTAGACCTCCAAGACTACGAATCCGAGGACCAGGAATACGCCGACGTCATCGCGGACAATGAGATCGCTCGCTGGGCGGAGCTAGATCTTTCTGGCGTTAATTTAGACCTCGCCGATCTAGGGCCGGACTTCGATCTAGATCTTCTAGGTATTAACGGATTCACTCTAGATCCTGAGAAGCTAGAACCACAGTGCGACGAAGACGAAGTTCCTGAGAAAGTAGAGCCTAAGGCGAAGCTAGGGGACATCTACCAGCTTGGACAGCACCGGCTTATGTGTGGAGATTCCACGAGCATTGATGCGGTGGAGAAGCTCATGGATGGCGAAAAGGCCGATATGGTGTTTACCGATCCTCCGTACGGAGACGGACACGCCGCTATGGACGTTGATCACTCACGGGCACTTATAGGTAAGGGAATCGTGACGAAGCAGCATCAGATTGCTTCAGATAAGAATCTCGACTTCCTGCCAGAAGCAGTAAACACAATCACTCCGTTTCTGAACGAAGGCGCGACGAAGCTTCTATTTTTTAAGTGGTCGAAGTGGCGCGAAGTCGAAGATGCAACGGCGGGGTGGGGAAGTCCATCGGCAGTATGCGTCTGGGACCGTGAAAAGATCGCCGCCGCTACCTTTCGGTTCAATCCTGTTCATGAGTTCTGTTTTCACTGGGGAAGTCAGGCTGACAAGCGGTGCCGTGGAAATCTTACAAACGTGTGGCGGCTTCCAAAAGAGTCTGAGTCGAAACAGCTTCACCCTACGGTAAAGCCACAGGGCATTTTGATTCCAGCTATCGAAGTCTGCACAGATCCAGGAAACGCGATCGTAGACCTCTTCGGCGGCTCCGGCTCAACCCTGATTGCATGTGAGAAAACGAACCGTAAGTGCTTCATGATGGAACTAGATCCGCACTACGTCTCGGTCATCCTTGCCCGCTGGGAAGCGTACACGGGACGGAAAGCGGAGCTATTAAATGGCACGACCTAAAGCGGTTATTGACCAGGAACAGTTCGAAGCTCTTTGTCGGCTTAATCCAACGCTTAAGGACGCGGCCGCCTTCTTTAAAGTCGATCAAGACACCATTATCAACCGCTGCAAAGAGTGGGGTTACGAGGGTTTTTCGGACGCCCGGGATCAAAACATGGTCCATACTCGGCTTACGCTGATTCGGAATGCGCTTAAGATGGCTGAAAAAGGAAACCCTGCTCTCATGATTTTTTGCCTAAAGAACCTTTGCGGATGGGTCGATAAACTGGAACAGTCCGGAAATGCTGACAGACCAATTACAGTCGTCATCGATAAGCAAGACGAAAACCTTTAAGAAGACCGATAAGCAACGCGAAGCAATAGACGTTATCGCGAGCCCAGCCAGAAACGTAATGCTTTTCGGAGGCTCTCGATCTGGAAAGACCTTCATTCTTATTTATGCTCTGATTTATAGGGCGATTAAGCATAGGTCTCGTCACTGCATTTTGCGCCTGAAGTTCAACCACATTAAGACATCGATATGGGCCGACACGCTCCCAAAAGTTTTAAAGACCTGTTATCCGGATCTCCCGGTTATCTGGAACCGAGTCGACTACTACATCACTCTTCCTAACGGATCCGAGATCTGGATCGCTGGTCTAGATGACGAGAAGAGGGTGGAGAAGATTCTCGGCAAAGAATATTCGACGATGTACTTTAACGAGTGCTCACAGATTCCGTACAAGAGCATAGGCGTAGCTATCTCCCGCCTTGCCGAAAAGAACGAACTCGCCAAGAAAACATACTTCGACGAAAACCCGCCATCGAAGAAACACTGGTCTTACTGGGTGTTTGTCAAAAAAGTGAATCCCGAGACAAGCGAGCCGCTAGACGACAGCAAGTACGCGTCGTTGCTGATGAATCCTGGTGACAATTTAGACAACATTGACCCGGAGTACATCTCAGAGATTCTTTCACAGATGCCAGAGAACATGCGCCGCCGGTTCGAGCTTGGAGAGTTCGTCGACGACTATGACGGCCTGGTTTACTACTCATTCGACAGAGACAGAAACGTAAGAGAGTTCGAAGAGCAGCCACAGGGAACCACTCTTATCGGAATGGACTTTAACGTTAACCCAATGACTGCGGTCGTTGGGAACATCATTAATGGCAAATTGTTTATCCATAACGACGTGTTTTTGGAAAACTCAGACACCTTTAGAATGTCCCACGAGCTTTGCAAAATGGGTCACTCTGGTGCGTGGGTATACCCCGACTCTACTGGTGCTAACCGAAAGACATCAGGTAAGTCCGACCACTCGATTCTAAGGGAGGCCGGATTCGTGATTAAGCCGACCAGGAACCCGCTCGTATTCGACCGGGTAAACAACGTGAACGCCCTTTTAAAGGCCGGCCTAATCGTCATTCACCCCAGGTGCCGAAAGCTTATCAACGATCTAGAGAAGGTATCATGGAAGGGCCAGGACCTAGACCAAAAGACAGACCCAAGCCTCACTCACGTCTCAGACGCGCTGGGTTACCTGGCGTGGCACGCGATAAACGTATTTAAGAAGGACCAAGAGAAAATTATCGCCTACTAGACGCGGGGCGCGTAAGCGGAAATCTGAGACACTTCACGTATGGCGAAGCGACTCTCGGTTCGTGATTTTCTGAGTAAACACGAGTTCAAAATCGCAGGGCTAACTTACAAAATCGCATGGTGCAAAGTCATCGACGACAAATCAACGCTCGGGTACTGCTGTGATGAATCGAAGGTCATATACCTAAAAGAGGGCGAAGACGAGGACGAGACGTTTAAAACCATGATTCACGAGCTTGTTCACGCGATAGACCACGTCTATTCACTAAAACTAAGACACGCGCAGGTCAGAAAACTAGAGCTAGCACTTGCGGACTTCATGCTTCAAAATGACTTAGTAAAGTAAAGGGGAACCGATGCAGCTCTCTATGGCGGAAATTCAGACCATCATCAATGAGATTGAGTCTCAAGAAAACAGAGACCGAAAGAACAAAGAGATCCGATCTTATGAGGTTATGGAGGGCGCGCTTAAGAAGTACGTCGGAGACAAGATCCGGTGCATGTATCCAAAGACCTGGGACACGTACACGATCGCAGATTATTCTCTCTTAAAAAAGATCGTCGACAAGAAGGCAAAGGCCTACAAGGAACTCCCGGTAAGGGCGCTCGAGGGAGATGAGGAGAACGAGGCATACCAAACGATCGCCAAAGACGATGGGCTTAATCAAGCCATGGCAAAGCTTGATAAGCTGTACTGCCAGCATAAATACGCCCTAATCGGCGTGTTTATGAACTTCGACGAAGCGGGACAGCCAGACTTTCAGTTCATGCCGCTCGCCCCGTACGAATTTGACTGCGTTAAAGACGCGTCTGGAAACCTTAAGGTAGTTATTCTCTCTTATCCCGACTCCTCAATGGTGGTCGAGAAAGACTCAGACGGCGTTGATACCATCATCGCAGGCAGGAAACTAGACGAGGGGACAAGCCGGAGAGTTTACACGTTCTGGACTGATACGAATCATTATATGATTCAAGTCACCAGGGACAAAGAAGGTCGAACGATGGGGGCGCCCGAAATCGTTCCGATCCCAGAGAACCCAGACAATGTAAATCCTTGGGGTGTTTTGCCGTTCGTTTACATTCCGAAATCAGACACGGCAAATTATCCAATCGCATCACCTCTGGCGGACCAGACAATCGAGGTTAATTCGCTCCTGTCGGTATACCTGACAAGCGGGAACATGCAGATTGGACAATTCGTCCTAAAGTATCCTCAGGGGCAGGAATTCCAGGTCGTTAGCTCTGGTCTAATGACTGGTATTCGCCTTCCTCAAAGCACAGACCCTGACGCCCCAGAGACGGACGCGTCCTATATCTCGCCGTCCCCAAACATGGACGGACACCGGACCTCTATCGTGACGTTCTTGAACCTCATCCTAGAAGAGAACGGTATTCGCGCGGCCAGCGGAACCGATATATCCTCTGAGAAGTTCGCGTCTGGCGTTGACCGGGCCATTTCTGAGTCTGACGTTCAAGACTGCATCGAATCGAACCAGGCGCTTTACTATTGCGTAGAGAACGAGGTTTACAAAATCGTCAAGGCGCAGCTTCAGAGCATTAACATCAATGTTCTCACATCCGAGAACGTTACGGTTATTTACAAGAAGCCGAAGATGCTAATCACCGACACCGAGCGCCTGAATAACTTAAAGCAGGCGATCGATATGGGACTCCTCGAAGAGTGGGAAAAATTCGTTGTTTACGACCCCAACCTTTCCGAAGACGACGCGAAGGCTAAGCTGGAAAGAATCAACGGACAGAACGAAAAAAGAATGGCCCGCGCTGTTTCTGCGCTTGGCGGAGTGATGGATGCCGATCAGCCAGGAGAAAGTAACCAAGTTAATTGATCTCGACCTTCCGTCAAGCCTGTCTAAGTCTGACGGCGACGAGATTAAAAAAGAAGTCGGGGATTTTATCCTTGTCTCAGTCCTAGACTACGTCGGGGATGGGAAATCTCCAGTAAGCGGCCGAGCTTTTAAGCAGCTCTCAAAAGAATACGCAGAAGAAGAGAAGGGCGGCAGACGCCTAGCCAACCTGGAGCTAGACGGAGACATGCTTAGGTCATTGACTTACGAGGTTACGAATTCTGGGATCGAATTTGGAATATTCGATTCTACTCAGGCACCAAAGGCGTTCAACCATAACGAAGGGGACACGCTTCCTAAGCGACAGTTTATCCCCGAGGATAAGCAAAAGTTCGTAGGTGATATTGAGAAGGGCATTCGTGAGATCGTAAATCGAAGGATTATGGAGGCTTCCGAGGGAAGGCTAGAGGAGCGCAGAAGGCCTAGGTCTACTCCGTCGGACAATCGCCGTACAAATGAGATCTTAGAAGACCTTAGAGAGCATCGGCTTTCAACACAGGTGGTTAACGCCGAGCCGGTGGGATTTAGCATTTTTGGGCAAACACCACTAGATCAGCTAGTCAGGAGCATTCTCAGTGGCGAATCTAGCTGATCGCTTAAAGAAAGCACTGATCGGGCCGGTCAAGAAGGCGATCGAAAATTTCAATAAGCAAATCAACAAAGGGACCATGAAGGAACTGACCGACGAGGTTACGGCCCAGATTAAGCGCGGCATTTCTCCAGTTGATGGGGCCGGAAAGTTTAGAAAGTACTCAGATTCATATCTCGAGGCGATTAAGAAGGGCTCAGGGGAGGCGGAGCAGAAGCGCGGCAAGCGCAGCCCAGTGGATATGACACTCACCGGAAAGATGCTCGACTCGCTAGAAGTTACACAACGCGGCAACTCTCATTTCATGGAGTTCGAAGACCCAAAGGCATACTTTCACAACAACAGTGGGGCCGGGAAAAGCCGAACGATTCGGCGCTTACTTCCTGATAAAGACGGAGAAAAATTCAACACCGTCCTTCAGAGAAAATTCGTCGCCGCGATTCGCCGGATCGTTAAAAGCACTAGGATTAAATAACAACCTCACTTAGCTTTGTTGTGAAACCTTAACTAAGGGGAGTAACATGGAAAACAAAGCGAACGAAGGTTCGGCCCAATCTGGCGAAGGCCAGAATCAAAACACTGGAACGAAGAGCGTCGAAGAACTCCAAAAAGAGATCGAGGCGCTAGCGGCTTCAAACAAACGTCTTCTCGATGAGTCGAAGGGCTTTAAAGAGAAGTACAAAATGTCTGAAGCCGAAAAGGCGAAGCATGAGGAAAAAATCGCACTTGAAAAAGGCGACCTCCAAAAGCTTCTCGAGTTATCTAGGGCGGACACAGCGAAATTTAAATCCGAGAACGAAACCCTGCGAGAGAAAGCACTTAATCAGGAAATCGTCCGGACAGTTTCTCAGTACGCAACGGATGCTCTGAACATCGAAGACGTTATGAATCAGCCAGCATATCTGGCGATTCTCAAGGAAGCGGCAGATCGGGATAACCTCACCGTTAACCCAGAAAAAGCCAAAACCTTCGTCGAGGAAGTTCGAAAGGCCAAGCCCTACCTTTTTAAGTCTTCGTCTCAGCCCGTGGTAGTCACTAAGAAACCTGGCAGCCCAGGAGTAATGACACCGAAGTCTCTCAATGAACTTGAGAGTAAAGACATCGAGGCCATGCTCCGAAGCGGACAATTCAGAAACTAGCCCTTAATGGGAAAAGGAATTTAAAATGGCAGACGCTATCCATGGTTCTACACAGCTTGCGGCGACCAAAGCAGATTTGGTGGCCGCTCTCGTTCAACGCGAACTCAAGTTTCAATCGAAACTTCTCCCGTTCGTCACGGACGTTTCTCAATTCGCGGTAAAGGGTGCTAAAACCATCTCCTTTCCGCGCCTTGCATCGTTCACGGCTGTCGACCGCGCCTCTGGCACGGCTGGCGACGCGACCACGATTCTCTCGAGCGCGGACCAACTCGCTCTCGATAAGGCGGCCTATGTCGCATACATCGTAGACTCGCAAGACGGCATCCAATCGGTTCTCAACTACGAACTCGAGTGTGCAAAGCGCGCTGCGACCGCTCACTCGCGTTATGTTGACGAGCAACTCATCGCGACGATGGAGTCCGAAGGTGAAGCGACCGCCACTGTTTCGGCGCTCATCACCCGCGACGTTATCCTCGAGATGCGCGAAAAGTTCGTTAAGCAGGGCGGTATGCTCGATGCTTGCGCTCTTATCGTTAGCCCGGAACAAGAAACGGCCATGCTGAAGATCGCTGAGTTCACTCAGCAACAAATCTACGGCTCTTCGGCTGTTCCTTCGGGAGTCATCGGGTCTGTCTATGGAATGCCAGTTGTAATGCACCGTGGTCTTACCTCTGCTCAGTATTTCTTGAGCGGAAAAGACGGCGTCGCTATCGGCTTCCAACAATCGCCAATGATGTCCGAACAGGGCGCGAACGAGTACGGAGCTGGCGCTAAGCGCGTGGCTATCGACCAACTCTTCGGAGTCAAGGCGCTCCAGATCGCAGTTGAAGGCGCTGCGGCTGGCAAGTCCGCTCTCATCATCAAAGACGGTAACTAATCATTAAATGAGGGAGACAAGCTCTGCTCGTATCCCTAATTTTCTAGTCGCCGGGGACCCTAAAGGTCTCCGGCGGCTAATGCTTTTAAATAACATCAGACTGGGCCAAGAGGTTCAGTATCAGGACATCCAGTTCTCGTCCGGTAAGTGGTACGCGTGGTTCTACGAAGACGCGTCTTCCCTGGTTTCAGACGAGGCGCTCTCTAAGATGGGGGCTAAGAAATAATGGCTCTCCCGGGAACACAGCAGCAGCGAGAGTATCAAAATTTTACGGATAATGGCGACGGAACCACATCTAGGTTCGTAAACGTCGTAAATCCGATTAGCGTAGAAATCGACACCACCGGACTTGCCACAGAGGCTACGCTTCAAGAAGTAAACGATAAGCTTAACGACGGAAGTCAAAAGACTCAAATCGTAGACTCCACTGGAGAGATAGTCGAAGTTAAGGCGCTAGGAACTCAGGTTGTTTCTGGTGACAAGGGTTTAGTTGTAAACTCAGTCATTCACGGTCTTACTACTGGAGGAGGCGGTGGATATGTTGACGTTAAGGTCAACCCATCTGGAGCACTAACAGTAGAGTCAACTGTGACCTCTTCTGCGCTTCCATCGGGAGCCGCGACTAGCGCGAACCAGACCACCGCAAACGCAAGCTTAGCCTCTATTGACTCAAAGCTTACGGCCCCATTGTCTGTTACCGGACCTTTAACAGACGCACAGCTCAGGGCCACGCCAGTTCCTGTTTCGGCGGGTCAGTCTGGAACTTGGAACATAAATAACATTACTGGCACGGTGTCTCTACCGACCGGAGCTTCTACCAGCGCAAACCAAGTAACCGCAAACGCATCGCTGGCGTCAATCGACGCAGGGATACCAGCAGCACTTGGACAGACGACAATGGCAAACTCTATGCCTGTCGTTATCGCCTCGGATCAAACTCCTGTAACTGCGGGCATTTATTTTACAAACAACTACGCACCAAGTGCTCCGTATAATAACGGAGTTCAGACGAATTTGAGGGCTGACCCAGATGGACAGCTTCTTATTCGTGGCGACATTCTTACAGATGAAGGCACATTCAGAGACGATTTCTCAGGAGCGAATCTGTCGAACCAAAGATGGACTTCCGCTTCAACTGGAAACTCGTCTATCTCAGTCGCCGCATCTAACGTCACGCTTGCCTCTGGTACTGGGTCCGCGAACCGGGTCTCTATTACAGCCACCGGAGACTATGGTCCCATCAGCGCGAGATCAATGTTTTCCGTTTCACAGCGGATCGCAAACCAAGAAATCCGTTTTGGATTCGCAGATAACACCGCATCCCCATCAATTTACGCATTCTTCAAGTTCACAGGAACAGATAACACAGTAGTTATATGTGAGTCGTCTTCATCCGTAGCTGTATCAGACACACAGAGCACCACAGTAAAGATACCAAACGGGACTTCAGCGACATCAAACGATTATTATATTGAGGTCCAGCCAGATCAGGTTTCGTTTATTATTAACGGTTTTGTGGTAGCGAACCATAGGACACATATTCCGGGTCCTTATGATGAATTAAACGTATCCGCGATAATTCAAAACTCTGCAATCGTTACAACCACTTCCCTAGTAATCGACTACGTTTATTTTATTAACCAGAATTCGCTTCAGGTTAACAACTCCTTTAGAGGAGACCCAGTTCCAACGTCCGTATCTCAACAGACCGCAGTGACATACGGAGCGTCTGTAACCGGGCTAGTTATGGCGAATACACCGACTGACGTGTTTACCATAACTGGGTCTGCCACTAAGACGGTTAGGATTAAAAGAATTTCATTAGATGGTACACAGACGACTGCTACGCACAGGGTTGTTCAGCTAATTAAAAGATCAACTGCAAACACCGCAGGAACATCGACAACTAGAACAGCAGTTTCTTTTGATTCGACCTCAGCCGCAGCCACTGCCACAGTTTTGGCTTATACTGCAAACCCTACCACTGGGACTGCGGTTGGAACGCTTCATTCAGAGCTTCTTTTCATAGGGACAACCACTTCGGCAGTAGAAGATAAGTTTGTGTTCGAGACTATGAAGAACGGACTAGCTCAGGAAATTATCTTAAGGGGAACCAATGAGGTTCTCGCGATTAACATGAACGCTGTAACCTCTGCGGGAAACAGCATGAACGCTTCTATTGTGTGGACTGAAGAATGATTAACATTTCGTGGTCATCAATAAAGTCATTCTCATCTGAAAGAAAAGCCTCGATTCAATACATCGAATTAGACTCGTCTTATATTATCTGGTGTTTTGACGGTCCGATGTATGTGACCTGTGAGGTTGTAAAAGATACTGACGACTGTGCTGACTTCGAGGGTAACTATAAGAACTCGGCTAATGTGACTCCAAAGAACGATGTCACCACGGCATACGAGAAGAGCGACAAGACGCTTAGATGTGTGTGCGCATTCGCTGAGACTGACACTAACGGGGTGGTAGAATTTTGTATTCCAGTTCCATCAACTAGCCGATGGATCGCGTATGGAGACATCGAGTTCAAGAACAGGGAGTTCGGAGACTACGTTTCCACGATTGAGCTGACAGATCTAGACCGGCTTCTTGCAATGCAAGTGGCACTAGGGATTGACCCTAACGCCACTCAGCCAGTCGACGACGCCACCGCAGCCGCAGCATTAGGGATGCCTCTTTATCCCGTTTTAGGACACTACGACGAGCGCGGAATGCCAGATCCGCTACCGACTAACGCAAAGGGAAACCCTCGTGGCGGTATATCCATGAGCTTTCAGTATTCCATCACAGAGGCAGAGCCTATCGGCGGATATGGGCAGATGCTAGGCGGGATGTATCTCCGCATTTTGGCGAAAAAGAAAACCGCATCGGCTGGACAAGAGTGTCAGCTATCTATCGACTGGGGAGAACCGAATGCTTAAAACCGGAGACGTAGGATTTGTAATCGACAGAAATAGTAAGCTCTCAAAGACTATCGCCTGGTTCATGAAAAGCCGGTGGTCACATTCGTTTATCGTTCTCGGTGAGTTTAAGGGCGAGACGTTAATCGCAGAGACGTCGAACTTTGAGGTCATGATTTCGACTCTCTCGAGATACGAATCCGACCCTATGTGTTCCATGGAGATCTACTCTCAGAGCAGTCTGTCCGACGAAGACAGAGAAACCAGCGTGGTAGAATCAGAGAAGATCCTGAAAACAACCCGCTACCCGGTGCCACTTTACGGGTTAACTAAATGCAAAAGCTCATCTCTTTTCGGGATAGATCCTGAGAGTATAGACACAGAGGAACTGTACGTTCTGTGTAAGCAGTCTATGGTTCTGGTTCACAGTAAGGACTAGGTCAGACATATGATTAAAATTTTTCTAGATTCGACAGAGATCACAAGGGAGATGCAGAAGGCCCTTGATGCGCCAGTGGTTTTAAATCTTACTTCTGGAAATTCTTCAACGCTCGAGGTGTGGAGTGAAAAACCGATCACGAAATCATTTTTCTCTATTGCGTCTGACCATGATGGGGATCTCGCTGTTCTATATTACAACGGCTCTTCTTATGTTGGCGTCTACGGTCTCGAGGATTTAACCGGAAAACTAACCTCGGATGGTTGGGTCCGATGGACTAAGTCTAGCGATCTCGCCAAGGACGGCGACTACTATAAGACTAAGTTTGTAATCGGAACATTCGGATCTACGGCTACTGCCTCGATTCGCTTTATTGGAAGCATCTTCGCAGAGGACTCAGATCTCAAAACGGAGTATCCGAACATCTACGATTATCTTCCACAGGGAGACGTTTCGCACATTCGGTTTCACGTCGCCGCAAAGGACGCCATCGTTCAGTTTTTCCGGGCCAAGGGTCAGAAAACTACCTCGACTGATGGGACGAAACACCAGCTTGATGAGTTCGATTTCTTAGACACCACTGAAATGAGGCAGGCCGGAAAGTATATGGCCCTTGCTAAGATCTTTTTCTTTCTCTCTGACGGCGTAGATGACAAGTGGTATCAGAAGGGTAAAGACTTTTTAACAAACGCTACGTCTTCGATGGAGATTTATTATCTCTCGATAGACCACGACAGAGACGCGGAGCCGGACACCGCAGAGGTTTTGCAAACCACAGAATTGAGAATCATTCGTGCCTAATATCGTAAGAGACATAGTCGACCAGCTTGGGACTCAGATCGGGACCGTTCTCCCTAACAGGACGCTGTCTAGATATGCGTGGTCTATTGGGAACAACACCTATGTCACGAACTCTGGTCTTTATGCGATCCGAGTAGGATCTGGAACGACGGTGGCCGGGACGAACAAAACAGTCACCATCCGGCAAACATTCGACGTCGTCCTTTCGTCTGATTTTAAGAACGTAGGCGACAATGACGCCGCACTGCAAGAGGCTGTTTTAACCCTGACAGATGACGCCGAAACGCTTTATTCCTATGCGTTTTACAGGCACTTCGACATTCAGCGCGTTCTTTTAGTGAATGCAGTTGATTTAAGCTCGCCAGAAATCGACAATGAAAATAATATTGTGTCGATGACGGTGAGCTTTTCAGTAACTTACCGAACAGGAGCTTAAAATGGGTATCGGATTAGCTAAAAGTAAATCGTCTGTGTGGGTTAAAGAAGAAGTTACGGAAGGAACGTACGTCGCGCCCACCTCTGCGAACGATGCCCTTGAAGTCATCGAAGACGGGCTTGAGTTTAACTACACGAAAGAAACGATCGAGCGGGACAACCTGACATCCACAATTGAGAAGGTTGCCACTCGCACCGGCCTTGCCAGCGTGGCGGGGAGCATCGGGATCGAAAATCGCGCTCATCCAACTGAAGGGGAGGCTCCTTACGCGGACCTCCTCTTCAAGTCCCTTCTCGGCGGAAAGCGGCAGCTCACGGCCCCGGTTACCTCTAAGGCGGCCGGGCACACCTCCACAACTATCGAGATTGAAGACGCGGATATCGGAGACTTCGTCGTAAACGGAGTTTATCTGTTCAAGATCTCCACCGGGTATGAAGTCCGCCCGGTTACCGAGATTGATGATACTATCGGAGCGGCTAAAATCACCGTAGCCGTTGCATTTGAAGCTGGTGCGCCAACTGGCGCTATCGTTATCGCCAAAATGACTCAGTATTATTTCAATGAGGGGGCTCCAACTCTCTCGGTGACGCACTATCTTGGTGGGGAAATCGAAGAGCGCAATTCAGGGCTACGATGTATTTCCGCAAGCCTGGAGAATTGGAGCACAGCGCAGTTGGCTAACTGGAACTTTAGCATGGAAGGACTGACACAGACTCGCTCTGTAGCGTCGCCAGCATTTACTCCAGCATTCGATTCTTCTTCGCTCCCTCCCGTTTTGGTCGGCGCTTGCGTGTATTTCGGCGAACCGGGCAGCATGCTAGAACTCCAATATAACGAACTCAGCCTCACGCTTGAGAACACTAAGGCAGACATTCTCTCGGCCTGTTCTCCAAGCGGAAAGATTGGGTCTCGGTTCACTGAATTCAAAACCACTGGTTCGTTCGTTCCTTATATGGAAGACGACGATGTCGTTCGGTTCGGAAACTTCGACATGAATGACACAGTCAGTATTTTCGGATTCGCGAAGAACCCTGGTATGGTTTCTGGTCAAGACCTACAGTGGGTTGCGTTCTGGATCCCAAACGCAAAGATCACAGAAATCCCGGCTGCTGACCAGGATGGAATCCTCACCGATTCGATCTCGTTTCAGTCCTTCCGAGAAGCCGGGAACGACACTGTTTTCCTTAGCTTCATTTAAACACGGGCTTTGTATAAGTGAAGCTTTCGGTGGCCTGGGCCTTGCGGCCTGGGCCATCGTGTTCTAGCTTCTACTCATGCAAATCTTAAAGTCCACAGACAGGGTCCGGGTTAAGATCGGAGAGATCGCATTTATTCTTTCGCCACTTAAACAGGCGCAGAAACTAGCTCTCTCAGGAATGACGATCGTAAAAGATGGGGTAGAGATTCAGGATGTAGCGAATCAGATTTCGTACATCGTGAAATATTGCGTAAAGGGAGTCGAAGGTGTGACAGATGCGCGCGGAGATGCGATCACACTCTCTTTCGATCCAGACGGCGCGCTAAACGATGACTCTCACTCGGAGGTTTTTGTTATCGTGAATAAAGCGAAACAACACTACCAGGCGATGTTCCAGGTGGCCGGGAACGAGATCCCAAAGACGATCAAAGACCTTGTAACCGGAAAAGAAGTTAAGGGCGCAGAGGTAACGGTTCTCCCAAAGACTTAGGGCCGGACTACGCAGTGCTTACGGCCCTTCTAACCGAGTCGACGCTTTCTCAGATTGAGATGCTACGACTTGTCTCAACTTTTAATTCTATTACAGACAACAGATTCAACTGCTCTGTCTGTATAAAGTCAACTAGCGCAGCGCATCGGGAAGAGAAGAAGCGGTGTAATACGCCTGGCGAAAAACCGGTCGCAAAATATCACGACTATTTAAACTACTACCGCTGCCCGGGGGCTTTTAGGTCTCAGGACTCGGTAGAGCTTATATTAGCGCATAGACTGTGGGAACAAGGCGTTTTACCATATGATGGCGGGTTATTAGATCAGCCAGCGAAATACGTCGAAGCGATGCGGCTCATCGATGGGCTAAAGATAGAGCATCAAAAGGACTTGGAATTTAAGGCGGAAAAGTGGCGGACAACAAGGTCTCAGTCGAACTCACGATCGAACAGGCGCAGGCGCTAGACTCCCTCCGATCGATCGGCTCACAGCTAGACAAGTTCTCTAAAAGCGCCGAGAAGGCCGCAAATAACGCCTCTGGATCATTTAATTCATTCGGTAAGACGGTAGCGGCTGTATTTAGCGGTAACATTCTCGCGGAGTTCGCGACCAGGGCCGTAGACAGCCTTTTAGAGATCCCGGAAGCGCTTGGGAAAGTAATCGAAAAGGGCATCGAGGCAGAGGCTGCAAACCGAAGACTCGGGCAAGCCCTTGTAATCTCTGGGAACGCATCTGAAGACGCAAAGGCAGACTTCGAGGCGCTAGCAGCCGACATCGCATCTCTTACCGGGGTTCAACAAGAGGCCGTAAAAAGCGCTGAGACATTCGCCCTCACACTTGGAGCGACATCGGACCAGGCCCAGAAAATTGTTAAGACAGCAGCCGACCTATCGGTTGCTCTCGGGGTGGACTTCAACACCGCAGTTCAGCAGCTTTCTCAGACCCTTGAGGGTTCTGCCGGAAGACTTGGCCGGGTGTCTTTTGAGGTTCGACAGCTAGACGAAGACGCGCTCAGGTCCGGTGCGGCAATCGATATTTTAGCGAAGAAGTTCGGCGGTCTTGCAGACCTGAACGCATTGAACGTCGGAGTACAACTAAAGAACATTGGAAATGGCGTAGAAGACCTCGTACAGAGCTTCGGAGAAGCTATTGTAAACTCTGATGCTCTAAAGGCCGTATTCATCGCAACCAATTCTGTGCTGAGAGATTTCGGAAGGTTCATCGACGAAAACAAGGGCGCAATTACTAAATTTACTGATGGGCTTGTTCAGGGTTTTCTCACTTCTACGCAGGCAATCGCGGCGTTTACAGACGCTTCTCTTAGGCTTGGCGCCATCATTAAAAACGTCGTAGAAATCGGACTTGGTGGGCTGGCAACGAGCCTTAACCTTGTAGACTCTGCGATCGAGAAGATCCTTAACCTTTTCAGATCGGAGCCGTCAACCAGAGCAACAGATCAGCTATCCGAAAGCATAAAGTCTGTAAACCAAGACACCACCGATCTTTTAAACGCGTTTGATCCGAGCAAGTTCAACGCCACAAGCGAAGCAATCGTATCTTTCCGTGGGACCGTAGAGGACAGTCTTCAGGGTATTTCTGCTGCAGAAAAAAGCGCGACAGAAAAACAAAAGGCGCTAGCGGAACAGTCCGCCATAGACCGGGCAGCCGAGAGGCAAAAGCGCTTAGAGGAAGAGGCCGCATTCCAAGAACAGCTGTTTCTCATCAGAGAGCAGGCAAACATCAACGCCCAGGCACAGGCACTTGCGCTAGAAGATACAGCGCTTCTCTCTCTTTCAAATAACGCAGCACAGATTCAGGCGTTCGAAGAGCAAAAGATTAACACCCAGTTCGCGGCCCAGGAGCGAAAACTCCAGCTGATGAAAGAGGGGACTGAAAAAGAGCGCGCGATTGCGCTTAATGCAGCAAACCAGCAGGCAGCAGTTCAACAGTCTCGCACCCAATTCGAAGCGAACCAGCAAAGGATCAGAAACGAGAACCTGAAGTCCAGCCTTAGTTCGATCGCCACACTGACGGCATCTTCCAATAAAGAACTATTCGCGATCGGAAAGGCGGCAGCCATTGCCACGGCAACTATCGACGGAATCGCCGCGGTTCAGAAGGCGCTTGCCTCTGCCCCACCTCCGTTCAATTTCGTTCTTGCTGCACTTGTTGGGACGGCCCAGGCAATCAACCTATCTAAGATCGCATCGACTCAACCTCCGGCATTCGCTGGAGGCGGGATCGTTGGCGGAAGCTCTTTCACCGGAGACAATGTAACCGCAAGAGTAAACTCTGGAGAAATGATTCTAAACAAAGATCAGCAGGCAAATCTTTTCGACATCGCCAAGAACGGATCTTCCGGCGGATCTGTAATATCTGCCATCAACGCTCTTGGTGATAGAATCGCAGCCATGCAGGTACAGATCAACGTAAACGGAAGAGAGCTTGCCAGAATCGTAAGGGATGAACGAGAGGCCGGGTTTGCTGTCTAATGTGTACTAAATTTTATTTCAACAATCTTGTCTCCGGATCTGTTCTGAATCCATCTACTGAGAACGCGCAATTTCCAGCGGAGAACATCCTTGATTCAAGACGTACAAAGGTATTTAGGTCCAATACTAATAGCGACCATGTTTACTTTGATTTTGGAGCAGCCGAGCCGATCGATTCCTTTGTTGCCGTTGGCCATATTATTGACGGCTTTGGCTTTGTGTCTGCATCGGTTGAACTGAACAACGTCGCTACATGGACAACTGGGGCAATCGCAACCATCGCCGTCACGATTGATAACGTAAATGGTATCGCGCACGGTGAGCTTGTTTCTCCTGTCAACGCCAGATACGCGAAGCTCATCATGACATCTACACTTGGATACTGCGAGGTTTCTAAGGTGTTCATTGGGGTAAAAGAGGAAGTCGGAACAGACAACGATTTCACATTCCCACTCACATTCCAGATGGACAACCGGGCCAGCGTTCAAAAAAACAGATACGGGCAGCGGTTTGTAGACGAGATCACGACCTCAAAGAAGTTCAGGGGCGATTTAAAGACCATGACGAACGACGAGGTTGACATGGTTTACGACCTCGCGAATCAGAACTCTTTCACAAAGCCGTTCTTTATGCGGATCGAGGACGCAGAAGTGTTCAACGATAACGACCGCGTAAACGGGTATTACTACTTAACCGAGGACCCGTCGTTCTCTTACGACAACGGCGGATTCTGGTCCACATCTCTAAGCCTGGAAGAGGGAATGTAGTGTACCTGGTTATTAGTCCGGCCATAGACGTAGTTGAGCAGGCTTTTTCGATAGATACAGCTTATAGGCTTTGCCTAAAGAGAATTGCGTCGTGGATATATCTTCACAACGTCGGAGATTCGGACACGTTTAGATTCAGGCTCAGAAACGAGACAGATAACTATCTGGTCTGCGAAAAAGAGCTTACTGGTGCGGAGATAAAATCTTCTCTTAACGCGACGCAGGCATACTCCCACGGGAAGTTGTTTTTAGACTTTGACGACGATGTTCTTATTGGGCGAGGGAGATACTCGTTTGTCGCCGAGCAGCTGACTGGGTTTTCTACTACGACCTTTTTAGCTTTATGCAAAGACTGGGAAAGCCCATACTTTAGGCTAGATTCAACGCCAGCGGGCGACTGGTCAGATCCTTATTACTTAAGGCTTTATGATCAAGAAGGTCGTGAGATCTCATGAGCGCTAGAATTATCGATTTTCCAGATGGTTATACAAATGCGGCCGCACCGGTATTCGGTTCTGGTATCGGTGACGGATCTCTTCAACCAGAGCAAGAGCAGCCGTCCGGCACTGTAGATGGAATTAACGACACATTTACTCTAGCTTATACGCCGTTTACAGAGAAGGCGACCCTCGTATTCGTAGACGGGATTCAGAGGGACAAGGACACACACTGGAACCTTGTCGGAGACGACATCGTTTTCGAACCATCATTCATACCGACAATCGGCCAAGAGATTAAGGCCTACTACTTCAGGGCTACGCCCGCAATCGCGCCATCTTCGGCATCTATTAAGACTGAGTTCAGAACGATCACTGGCCCGGAGGCGACGGCAAAGCAACTCACGCTTGTAGAAACTCCGTCCATGGCGAATGAGACGGCGCTTGATTTCATTGGTGTTGGGCCGCAGTTTTACGGGATAGATTACACTGTTTCCGGGACGACACTTTCCTGGAGCGGGCTATCCCTAGACGGGCTTTTGTTGGCCGGAGACAGGGTAAGAATTAACTACGGATATTGATAGGGGATCGATGTGTCTAAAATCCTAGATAAGGGATTAGTAGAGGAATATACAAAGAGCCCGGCTACATCCACTGATACGGCTATTGCTAGGTTTGACGGAACCGACGGCCGCCAGTCAAAGGACAGCCCAGACACAACGCTTAGTGATTCCGGAAGAATTTATTCTGGAGATGGAACTGCGTCAGTAAACGGGGCCAACCCAGGTCCAGAGCTTTTCATGTCTAGGAATGACGACGCGAATAGGCAGTTCGCTCTTTCCAACGGCACAAATGAAATGTTTATGTTCCTTCAGCCTGGGAGCCTTCCAGCAACCTTTGGAACCGCAACCGATACCGACCTTGCGGTTCAAGTCAACAACAGCATTTTTGTAATGGGCGTTCGTGGCGACACCGGAGAAATGTCAATTGGCGGATTTTTTGGTGCCGGAGGACAGCACGACCCATCTGTTTCGGCCCTTACTGTTTCTGGGGCTTCTGGACAAACGGCTCCGATTCAGAAATGGGACTCAACATACGGAAACACGGTTGCATCTATTGACCCAAGCGGACAAATAAATACAGCCGCAGGAGTATATGCGGCTGGATTCGTTGGAGGGTCTGGAAGCACTCTTTATATCGACGGAATCAGAACATCGTTTCCAGGGGACACAGCGTCTATTAACGTCGCCTCTAGGCAGCTACAGGACGCAGCAAACGGATTTATTTCTGTAGATTGGAACGCTCGAACACTCAACGCCACTGACCAGTCTGACGTTGTAGACTTTAGCGCCCCTGGGGGCCCTTCTTTTCCAGCAGTAACAGCAAACTCAATTGTCGGATTGAACGGATCGAACACTGTAACCCCGTTTCAATGGATCAAAGAAACCCCGTCTGGCGCAGTGAACGGATCGAACGTAAACTTCACACTCGCTGAAACCCCACAATCTTCGGGCGCAGTATCCCTATATCTAGACGGCCTTTATTTACACCCAACCGAAGACTACTCTATTTCAGGAACCGCCATTACAATGACAACGGCCCCGACGACCGGCCAAAAACTTAGGGCGTCTTATCTGGGAGAATTCTAATGGGAAAGATTCAAGACGCTGACATTAAAACAGCAGCAGAGCTTATCTCCGCTGGCGCCGCTGAGTCGGACCTTCCGAACGCAAACAAGGTCTACATCAGCGCATTTTCAAAAAGACTAGACGAGGCGATTGCTGACGGAGACCTGACTGGGGCTCCGGCATGGGGCGATATCACCGGAACGCTTTCTGACCAGACTGACCTTCAAAACGCGCTTAACCTTAAGGCCAATCTGGCGTCGCCCGCATTTACTGGAAACCCAACCGCACCAACACAGGCGGCCGCAGACAACTCCACTAAGCTGGCCACAACGGCCTATGTTGAGACCGCTGTTGCAATCGTTTCTGGATCTTCGCCAATCTCCCCAGCAGTACAGAAATATACTTCTGGGTCTGGGACCCACAATCGTGCGTACGCTTTCACGATCACTGCCGGAAGCGCAACCGAAGGCGCGACGTACACAAACAATAGCGTAACTTTCACGGTTCTTTACACAATCGCAAGCGGGACAATCCTTCACGCATCTGGATCCGGATCCCCGACTTCTTCCGGGACTCTTACTAAAACTGGCGGAACTGGAGACGCCACACTAACGTTCAGCCTTTCTCACGCCCCGCTTTATTCTAAAGTAACTGTGGTTGGAGGGGGCGGTGGCGGCGCTGGAAACACCGGCGGCGGGTCTGGTGGAACTGGCGGTAACTCAACGTTCGGATCCACTCTTCTTGTCGGAAACGGTGGAACCGGCGGTTCCCCCGGGTCTCCTGGCGGCGCTGGAGGCACAGCCTCTCTAGGGGCTGGGGTATATGGCCTCGCAATTTCTGGGGGCAGCGGAAGCGGAGCGCAGCAGAGCTCAACCGCAAACATTCTTAACGTCGGAGGAATGGGCGGAAACAACCCGATGGGCGGCGCTGGTGGGGGCGGCTTCAACGGAAACAACGCAGGGGCTGGAGCAGACAACACCGGCGGCGGCGGTGGCGGGGGGGCTGGTGTCTCTAGCGCTTCCGCACAGGCGTCCGGATCTGGTGGCGGCGCCGGAGGGTACGCCTACGGTCAGATTAACTCACCATCCGCCACTTACGCATACGCAGTCGGGGCATCCGGGGCGGCCGGGACGGCTGGAAACAACCCTGGTGGGGCTGGCGGATCCGGCCTGGTCGTCGTAGAAGAATACTTCCGATAGACAAATGTCATGGCTAGATTACGCGTCTAAAACGCGAAGCACAAAGATCGCTCTTGCTCACCTCTTCCCAAAACAGAGGTGGAAAGAGTGGTCTCTGGTCTCAGGATTCATTTACAAAACAACGGTAACGCATAATGTTTACAGCGTTTACAGCGGTCTTACCGCGCTGGTCGAGCACCCGAATCAATCGCTTTCGGTGAATTCGTGGTATTTCGACAGCCAATCAAAAGAGCTTTACATTAATGTCGGAAACGACCCAAAGACCGAAGACATCATCTTCACCTACAAGCTCTGCTATTCTTCGGCTCCGGTAAATCTCCCTAACGATTTAGACAACGGGTACTACGTTGAATACGACGCTAGGATCAAAGACATCGGTGAGCTTAAACTAGAGCTGGACTATGAAAACGCTGGTATCGCTCTCGAGTCTTCAAGTAGCATTTCTCTTCACAACAATGACGGTTTTTTTGACGACATGTTCGACCGACTCGTATGGGAAAACCAGAGGGCGGTTTTCTACTCATACGGAAGCGAACTAGACCCGGCGCTTTCTAGGGTCATTTTCGACGGATTCATTGAAACGAAGGGCTTTAGTACATCCGAATTTAAGATGGGGCTAAAAGACGGATTCAAGCGCCTTAGGGAGCGAACCCAGCTTCCGGTTTTCACGGCTCTAGACGGACAGATGTCCGATTCAGTTATCGACAGGCCGAAAAGACGCATATACGGCCGAATGAGTAAGATGGAATGCGTCGGAACAGACAAAGAGCTGGACGGATTCGAGCTGACCGGGACATTCGCGGCATCTATCGGCGACTCAACCGTTACAGGAACAGGATCAGACTGTCTTGACGAGCTGTCTCCTAACGATGAAGTAAAATTCACTTTTAACGGCGATGAGTTTTCTTACACGGTTCAGACAGTGGATTCGGATACTTCTTTCACTGTTTCACAACCAATCGAGGCCCCGCTCTCTGGAGCTCTTTTGTGTTCGCCAACTGTTCCGTACCGGAGAATCAATCGAACATGGCACGTGGCTGGGCACCTATGCCACGATATCGAAACCACGATTACTGAGTTCATCACTCCGACAAGGGTTCGAGTTGTCTCAACCGCAGACTTCGAGGCCGGAGACCGGCTTGACTACAATAACGGCGAAGAGTTTCTGAGCCTTCAACGCGTGTCAGAGGATGTTCTTGTTCTAGACCAGGCCCTTGCATCGGTTCCTTCGGGCGGAGAGCCGATCAAGAGCCCAGCCGTTCGGGATGTTTACTACGAGGCTAAGAAGCTAGAGCCAGACAGGGACTACGGAGTTTCTAACACAGCATCAGATTGCATTGTGACCCTAGACGAATTAGCCGAGTTCAACGTGACAAAGCCGTTTAAAACAGCGGCCACATTCACGTTTACGAACGGGTCTAGAAACATCACCTGTTCTACGACAGGTCTGGACCTTGGTACCATTTTCAGTACCAGGGATTGGATCCGAGCAGACTCAATTACAAGACCGGAGTGGTACGAGATTCTTTCGGTCGCAGAGTCCGAGCTTGTCATTAGAACACCATTTTCAACGGCAAACTTCACGGGCACAGCGGAGCGAAAGAACGTAGAGTACGTGAACGACGGATCCCTTATAACCGTCGACGTTAACGGAAAGCGCGGTTCGGACGACAGGTGGATTAAAACCGCATCACAGGCCGTTCTTGACGTTTTAATGGAGGATCTGGACGTATCTAACATAGACACACAAAGCTTCTCTGACGCCGAGTTCGACGCGCCAGATCTAATTAGTTACGCGCTCCCAGAGTCGCCGGCCGGGCAATTCCCGGTCATCAGGGATGCTATAACTAACCTAAACAAGAGCGTATTCGGCGCGCTGTATCAAAACGCAGACTTTAATTTCTCGTTTAGCGTTCTTCAGTCTGACAAAGACGAAGACATGGAGACGATCGGCGAGGACGACATCCTTAGCTACACCGCGACCTCAAAGCAGCAGATCATGAACCTGGTCCGAGTTCTTTACAGGCCGCAGACGGACCTACAGGAAAGATCAGCAACAAATTCAGTATTCGAATTTCAGAATGAGTTCGTAGACACCCTCTCCGGGATTAAAAACACGCTAGAACAAAAGGCATTCTTATACCGAGACTCTGACGCGGAAACCTACGCCGAAAGGCTCGCGTTTCTGCGGTCGCTGACGAATACGAACATCACGATTAAAGGGAAGATAAATTTGGTTAGGTTCGGCCTCGGAGATAAGGTCGTATTAGACTTCGACCGATTATTCTCGAGATACGGAAACGGGACATCCAAAAGAGTCGGGATTATTTACGGAGTATCGACTGACGAGGCTAATTCATCCATATCGATGAATGATTTTAACGCCATGTTTACTCGCGTGCCGGCCATCGCTCCTGACGACGCGGTAGACTTTAGTTCCGCGGAGGATTCGGACATTGCGCGCTGGGGATACATCGTTGACAATGATACAGAAACTCCAGATGGGGCGACGAATGCCTCGCTAGGAAACAATCTTCTAGGGTGATTCTTGGCATATACTAGCATTTCATCTCTGGCGATTCAGGTCGGGAAGGCGATTAAAAAGAACCTTTTCGATCTCATCAAGCAAGACCTTGACGATCACGAGTCAAGAATCTCCGCCGTAGAAACCATCGGAACTGTCTTGGATATCATCGACGAGACGTTCTATAGCGCAACCACTGCTGCGACACTGACCGGGATGTACTTTTATAAGGCGAAGCAGAGCCTTAGGATCACAAAAGTAGAGATACAAATCTACGAGACCGGATCAATTTCTTCTGGAAGCCTTACAGTGGACCTAAAGAAATCGTCAACACTTGACCCAGTCGGATTCTCTAGCATCATGACGACTCAGGCCACGATCAACTTCGCAACAGCCTCAGACTATGATTTAAATGCTGGTGTGATCAACTCAACACTAAACGAGCTGTCGGTTAACGAATATCTAAGGCTTGACGTGACGGCTCTGCCATCGACTCCGCTTTCTAAATTCAGGGCGCTAGTAATTGGAGAGCTTACCTAATGTCTAACACGTTTGTTCCGTTCAATTTCAACCCATCGGCGACGGCTGTTTATACAAACAACGAAACGTATACCGTTCCAGCAAACAAATTCGCGAACGTTCAAATTTTCCCAAACCTTAACAATGACCAGGGCACCGTTTCGTTAAATGGCGATGTTTTCTTTAAGTCCGCTTATATTTGGAGAGACGACACATCTAGCGCAGGCGTCGGGACAATCTCTCTCGTTGTCCCATCTGACGTAAAGGCAGACATTTGGTCTTACGATACTACCGGAGGGCTTAACTCAGTCCCAAGCAGCGCGACTAACGAGCCGGGGATTAATTATAGTTATTCTGGATCAACAATTAGCCACGACTCTGCTGTTGCCGGAAAAAAGGCATTAGTCGGAGCTGGTTTCGGAAATCAAACAACGGCGCCAGCATCTATCTGGGTGAAGGCCGGAGACGCTGTTGCAATATCTGCTTTGGGAGACATCAACGTTGTCGTCATGGAGTATGACGTTCCTAGTTAAGGAGATCCTTATGGCCGCTATTATTTTCTTTCTTATGGGAGTCGGTGTTTTCTCAGCTGAAGTAAGCCAAGTCTACGAAGGCTGCAAAAAAGAAGACTTCAAGCCGGCCGTTTGCGAGAAGTACAAGTCACTTATCCCGCCGAAGAAGTAATGCAGCCGGAGAACTGGCTTCAGGTAGTAATATCTGTAGTCGGAATCGCGCTGGGCGTTATCGTACACTCTCTTCGCGGAAAGCTTGATAACCTCGATAAGCTTACACATATCGACGGAATCCTAGATCAGCTTAAAAGCGTGGCAGAGAGACTTAGCGCTCTCGTAACCAGACAAGAAGTTAGCGAGAGCCTTTTTAGGCTAGAAATTCAGTTTTTAAAGGAACGGGTTTCAGACCTAGAGAAGCGCATTTCTTCTTTAGAGCACGGGTCTGAGGAATAGCGCTTTATCTCTTTGACAGAATTAAGCCGCAGACAATACCCTTCTAATTAATCCACGGAGGAATAAATAGTATGGAAATGCTTCAAAAATTCTTTGAATCCTTAATGAGCCTAGAATCCGGCGCTGTTTTGACGACCATTCTTGTCGTGTGGGAAGTTGTCGGACGAATTATTAAAACCGAGAAGCCGGCCGGAGCCATCCGCTTTGCCGCAAACCTCATGCGCAAGGTCGGTGAGATTGCAGTTAAGCTCGCTGATATTCTCGACAAGTTCCTCCCTCAAAGCCTTAAGTAATGGGCATTGGCGAGATATTCGCGGTTTTGAAGGCCCTGCCCAAGCT